TGCATATCACCCTCTCTTTGCATGGGGGGGGGTTCACCCTCGCCACCATTACCCCCGCCAAGCATTGGTGGCGCGGCTTGATCTTCTTGCGGCATCTCAGCGCCGACATCGATGTCGCGTCCGGGCATCTCGCCCACCAGATCACCCGAGGTGATCATGCCCTGTACAGTTCCCAAAACAATCTCTTGTATTTGCTCTGGCGTCATCGCTCCAGCGAGTGCAGTCATGCGTTTAGTCTCCGCGTCATAGGCTTTGACTTGTGAGTCAAATTGCTTGACTTGCAAATCTTGCGCTTCCATTGATTTACTGACGTTCTGCACCATTGAGTGCATTTGCTCAAGCTCGGCGCTCATCGCTTCCATCTGCTGCTGCGCGGCTTTCAATTCTGGTGAATCGCTTTCATCCGATAGCAGCTTGGGATCAATCGTCTTCTTGAACCTATCGGCCATCTCTTGCGCTCCGGGCCAATCCATATTTTTCACGAACAAGTCGCCGGCCACCGCCCAAAGCTGGGGGTTGCCCTGCAAAATCTGACTCATCGCATCAAGGGACTCTTGGCGCTTGGTCATGTAAGAGGGGCCAGTTGTCACGGCCACATCGTAGGTGCCTACGCCGGGGTTGTAGATTTTGGCAATCATGTTGCCGTTCTCATCTTCTAATTTTCTGACGGCTTCGGGCTGATCAGGATTGATCCGCGCCATGTCTGTTTCGCCATCCAATCCAATGATCCTTGCTACGCGCTGTGTATCGTAAATTTTTGGAATCAAATCAACAATTTGGCGCGTGGTGTACCTGATTGCTCGGGCCAAGTTATCAACATAATGGTAAGTGCCGGTGTCGCCTTGCTTCTCACGCGCAAGAATGGCGCGGCCACTTCGCTCATTGCTTGTGGCACCAAGAGAAGAATCGTATTGGCCCGTGGTGCTTTTGATATCGTCAGATGCGCCAGCCTTGGCCTGAAGCAAACCCGAACTTGCCATCGGCGGCTGTGAGCGCTGGGGGAGTGGCAGCATAGCGCCCATCCCGTCAGTTGCGTCACTGTTAACTTCAAGGTAAGGCCAGTTGGTAATGTTGGCCGTCTTCCACTGATTCTCATAGCCCTCAAATTGGCCTGAGTAACCAATGAACGGCGCTTTGGGTGCCAAAGCCAACATCTCAGCTTCTTGACTGACCCAGTAGTTGTACATCCTTTGTGCGTCTTTGGAATTACGCACCAGACCGCTCACATACAACTTGCCCTCAACCTCAAATTCATTGCCCACAACGCGAACCACAGGAATGTACTTGCCCGGCCAGATTTGTGATTTCAAAATCTCATAGCCATTGGTCTTGCACCACTTGACAGTCTTCCTGTCCACAATGCGGGTGCGACTCGGTTTCATGCCCATCGCCTTCATCTGCTTGTCCTCGGGCGAGCCATCAAAGTGGCTCATGTTGCCGGGGTACAGATTGAGCTTTTCGTCTTTGTGTTCAATGTAGTAATAATCCGCAATGCGAATAGTTTCTTCACTTAACCACACACTCAAAGACTGATCGCCAACGCCCTGATCTTGAATAGAAGAGATGGGCGCAGCGTCTGGGTACAGGCGCTCATACTCGGCTTTTAAGATGTCTTGCGTGATGAAGCAGTATTCCGCATCTGAGCCACACGGGTCTTGAATCGTTGGATCCATGTAGACGCTAAACGAGTTACGAATCCGGCCAATGCGGATATCTTGGTCAAAAGAGTTTTCATTTGTGTATTCCGTTAAAAGCTGGATGTAGCCCTCGCCATAGGTGACTTGGTTGTCACAGGCGGTGTCATAGGCCACATCAGCGTCAGACATATATTCAATGTGCCTGACAATTCCATTAAAGATTTCAGCCACTTCAATATCGGCTTTGTCATCCGCTGGGATGACTTTGCCAGAGGGTCTGTTCTGCCTCTGGTCATTTGTAACTTGTTTAATATGTTGAGGCAGCTTATTTATAGTCAGACATGGCCGCGCATTGATGCTTGAGCCTTGCACCGCCATCCGCGTATTCAATACGCCAGCCGGCCACTGCCACTGGTTATCGGGTGAGCCAGCCGCAAAGCGCAAATCATCTAATTCATTCTCACGCGAGTCTGAATAGGTGGCTATGCACATTGATAGTCGCTCACGCGCAGCGGTTAAAACCTCGGCATCATCTTCGTTGCCGCTAGAGACTTTTTCAGCCTCTTGAACGCCATTGTCATCGTTGTATTCAGCCATTATTTTTTAGCCGTCTTGGCTGATTGTTTAAACGCCTCGGCTGTAGGTGCGCCCTTGGTGCCGGGTTTGCGCATCTTTTCCACAGGCTTGCCCGTGGCTTTTTGATTTGCAATGCGCTCTTGCTTGGCATGAATGTTTGCGTACAGACCAGCTTTCATACTTCCTCCACAACCACAGCGACATCGGCCTCTGTGATGATTTGAAACTCTTCGCCATCCACCTTGTGAATGGGCCAATCTTGGTAGTCGCCATTGCCAAACTTGATGAACGCGCCGACATCTACGTCATAGACTTCGGGGCCAATGGCCACAACTGTTCCCTCATTAAAGGGTTCGCGGTTAGTAACCAAAATCACCTTGCTGATCTCGCGCACTTGAGGTTTCACAACAATTCGGTTGCCCAGTGGTTTGATCATTTTTTTAACTTCCCATCCAGCCTTGGCTGGCCATGTTGGTTTGATTGTTTGAGCTTTTTGCTTCTCTAAAATCTTGATACGCCCGGTTGGCAACGGGAAACGCAAAGGTGACGCAAAGCGCATCCGCTGCATCAGGACTCGCAAGGCCCCGCGCCTTCATCTCTTTTTTCCCCTCAAGGAAAATAGTCCCGCTCGAATCTGGTTTGGCCCGTGGGCCAACCAAGTCAGCTTTGAGTTGTCTGTCAATCGGAATGCTGGCGCTTTTAAGCCAGCTCCTCATGTCGTTCCACATCTCGGCCCTCTTGTTTCCAAACGCAATTGGATGTTTAGCGCGGTTGCCAAAGTTCACCCCCCGAACCTTGTATCGTTGCTCAACGAGTCTATCTAGCACCCCATACCCCAGACCGCCTTCATCGACAATGACAAGAGCGGGTTTGTACTCTTCAATCGCCTCTATCACGCGCCCCACAACTGTCATCGTGTCCTCGCCGTGGTAGCGCTTTAATGCAATCAAATCTCTGCCTTGCCTGACTGCAATCACAGTCGCATCAGCGCCGCTTCTCGCAGGGTCAACGCCCAAAATAATGGGCGCTGTGAAATCTTTCCACCGCTCGCGCCTTGCGGCCTCATCTACCAAATCAGGCGAGATGAATTGGTCTTCACCCGCGCTTGGAAATTCGCCATACACCTCAACTTTGGCCTGAGTGCTTGTCGCGCCATACTCTTCAATGATTTGCTGATAAACAGATTTGTCAGTGTCTTCAACTGTTCGCGCATCCACTGAGCGCGTGTCCCAAAAGTTGCGTTTGGCGTGAAATGTCTCGAAAAAATAGCCCGTATTGCGCCTTGGGTTAGAAAACGCAAACCAGTATCTGTCTGGTGTGTTTTCTGTGAAAAATCCCGCGCCAACTTCCCAAATGGGGTCAGGAATGCCGCTGCTTTCATCAAAAATCAGCATCATCCCGTCTTGGTTGTGAACGCCGGCATAAGAATCAGGATTTTCCGCACTCCACAGCTTGCCTTCAGCCGCCCAGTAGCGCGTTCCCTTCTTTAAATCTCGCTCAACCGCGTCAGTCAACCAATTGGCCGGGACTAACTTAGTCGCCGATATCTCCCACCAGTGTGAATTGATCAACATGGCCGCCCACTTAGTCAATTCGGCCCAAGTAACTGATCTCAACTGGTTCTCACTGTTAGCGCTCACCACAACTGATGCGCCAATGCGTGTCGTTAGCATCCAAAGCACAAGCCAAGACACCAACGCGCTCTTGCCTATGCCCCGCCCGCTGCTGACTGCCATCCTCACAGTGTCAAAGTTAACGCGCCCCTGCTGCTCCTGTATGTGCTTGGTGATGTCTCTTAGAACCTCGCGCTGCCACTTTCTTGGGCCTGAGAAGTTAGCCAGTGGCGTGTTTTTAACGCCCCACGGGAACGCAAAGCGCACAAATTGCTCCGGGTTATTGGCAACCTCTGGTGACCACAGCTCCACCATCAGTTTTTGCTCTTCGTTGCTGGTGTAGATGGGGAGTTGCAT